AAACATATCGTGGCACTTAACACCTATTCTGAACCATTTCTTGCATTGAAAAATAATGAACAACGTGCTATCATTGAACAATTATTGGGTATCACCTTGCTTTCAGAAAAAGCAGAAGTGATTAAGGGATTGGTTAAAGATAGCAAAGATGATATTCAGCAAGAAGAATTCAAAGTAAAAGCAATTGAGGAAGCCAATAAGCGTGTAAAAGAACAAATTGATTCTACTAAACGTAGACAGAAATTGTGGAAGATGAAGCACGATGAAGATTTAGAACGTCTTGCTATTGATTATCAAAGACTAATCACTATTGATATTGCTAATGAATTACAGGCTCACAAAGATTTAACAGCATACAATGAAAAGCGCAAGACTATTGATGACCTCAATAAACTAATTGCTCGTTGTGTAGCTGACGAAGCCAAAGAACAAAAATTAGTTAATAAACTAACAACAGAAATTAGTGATTTGCGTGACCACAAATGTTATGCTTGTGGTCAAGAGTTCAATGATCAAAAGCATGAAAGTGTGTTGGATGAGAAGATAAAAGCATCACATGAAGCAGCATTTCAAGTTTTAACTATCAATAAACAATTCATGGAACATACTCAAGCATTAAAGGACTTGGGTGCATTAGGTGCAATGCCAACTACTCATTATGAAACTGAAGCACAAGCAATCAAACACAGTAGCCAACTTGAGAATCTTATTAAAGATATTGAACGTAAAGGCGAAGAAGTTGATCCGTATAGTGAACAGATTTCAGAGATGGAGAACCAAGCATTGCAAGAGATTAACTTTGACAGAATTAATCAATTGACACGCACAATGGAACACCAAAAGTTCTTGCTTGATATTTTAACTAGCAAGGATAGCTTTGTTCGTAAAAAGATTATTGACCAGAATCTATCATATTTGAATGGTAGATTGACACATTACTTAGATAAGATTGGATTGCCACATCAAGTAATATTTAAGAATGATTTACAAGTTGAGATTACGGAATTGGGTCGTGAAATGGATTTCTATAATTTATCAAGGGGAGAAATGAATAGAGTTATTCTATCATTGTCTTGGGCATTCCGTGATGTTTGGGAAAACTTGTATTCCCCAATCAATTTGTTGTTCATTGACGAACTATTAGATAACGGCACTGATGGTGTTGGAGTTGAGAATTCTCTTGCAATTCTAAAAGAGATGACTCGCCGCAGACACAAATCAATCTGGCTTGTTTCCCATAAGGAGGAATTAGTAAATAGGGTACCTAACGTCCTTCGTGTAGTTAAGGAGCATGGCTTTACTACGTATGATACCTCAGTAAACATAGAATAATGATAAATAAAAGTGTAGTCCACGAGTCTCTAACCTCTCCGACTACTCTAATGCTATTCATTTACAAGGAGCACCAGCATGACTATTTATAACAAAACTATACCTTATATCTATAAGTGGATTCATATTCCATCCGGACGGTGGTATATTGGATCTAAAATACGCAACGGTTGGAATCCATCACGCCATGAAGAATATATATGTTCCAGTAAAGAAGTCAAACCAATGATATTGAAAAACAGAAATGAGTGGACTTTTGAAATATTACACATAGGCGAGGCAGGATATGTTGCCGAGTTAGAGCGTGTACTTCTTAAATCACTCAATGCCAAAGATGATGCAATGAGTTTTAACCAACACAACGGAGACGGATTATACAATCGGTACGGTGTTAAAGAAAATTCAATTACTAGACAACGTAAAAGTAAAGCTAGAACAGGTAATAAAAATCCCATGTATGGTAAAGTTAGAGAGAAGTCTCCCCATTATGGGAAAAAGCATGATGATATTAGAAAACAGAATCAGAGTATAGGTGTGCAAAAATATGCAAAAAATAGACCAGCTTCTCATAATGAAAATATTAGCAAATCTCTCACTGGAAATTCAAAATTGTCTGACCGAATGAGGGGTGATAAAAATCCAATGTATGGAATTCCTGCGTCTGATTACAATAAAGCAATGACAAGATTAAAAAACTCAGGTGAAAATAATCCTATGAAGAAACTAAAAAATCAAAAAGTATGTGAACATTGTAATCGGACAATAGCAAAAAATCATTATACAATGTTTCACGGTGACAAGTGTAAATTTATCAGTGCCTGAATAATCTAATAAGTAATAGCATGACTTCAAAAAGTAAAACAAAAGGTAGTTCTTATGAGAGAGAAATTGCAAAATTTCTCAGCGATACTTACGGGGAGCCATTTGTTCGTGTTCCAAACTCAGGGGCTTATATTGGGGGCGCTAATTCACATCGAAAGAACTTTTTAGACGGGAATCAAGCCAAATCTTTTAAGGGTGATATAACTCCACCTGACACTTGGGCGCATTTCAATGCTGAGTGTAAAAATTATGCTGACTTCCCGTTTCATCTATTACTTACTGGGGAATGTAAGCAATTAGATACTTGGCTAGGACAATTACTAGCAGTAGAGGACACAAATGACATTAATATTTTATTTATTAAAATTACCCGTAAAGGTCGCTATGTTTGTGTACAAAGCAAACTAACATGGGTTGCGGATAACTTCACATACTATACATCTCAAAAACACGGAGACTGGATGATTTTTGAATTTGATAGTTTCTTCCTACATAATACAGACTTATTAAAAACATATTCTAGTACAATAGACACCAAGTCAACAGAAAACAAAGATTCCCTTTTAACCATTAATACATAAAAATTCGTTGGCTCAGTTTGTGAGTCCTCCTTGAGTTTGTACAGGTAGTGCTGTGCTGACGGATCTGGAGTAAGCATAGTTAGCAATAACTATGGGTATACCGAGAAGGCAATCGGCAAAGCGAACCTTCAACAAGTCTATGAATACTTTATCTTGATTTCATAGAATGTGCGTTGCGGAAGAAACAACTAAAGTTGTTAGCTTCACTACAGTCCCATAATACTTTACAGAGCAACCGGTAGCAGTTAGTGTCAGAAATAGGCGATTAATTGGGGGATAGATAACACTGGACGACGGTCATGGCAAACATACCTTTCCCATTGGTGGTGCAAATTTGCACTACCATGGCTTCTAATCGGCAATATATATCCGATACAATTAAAGTCTTAAACGATTCCGTATACTGAAAGAAATAAGAACGAACGAAGTGAGTTCTTAGATGAACGAAGTTCATCTCTTAATGAAACATCCCAAAGTTGATAAATGAATAATTACGGATTAGAAGAATGGCATCTGAGTTTTCTTAGTAGTTTCCAAGTTCTCATCTATGATTTGACTTATAGCTTCTCTTTCCGATTCAGACATATTAAGTACATCCTCATAGGATACTCCGCCCCGCATATACCAAGAAAACTTTAATGCATTTTTCTTAATTGTTGTTGTTTCTTCATCCATGCTGTCTAGCAGCTTCTGTATCTTCTCGGGGATAAGCGACAGAAGCCTTACTCGAAAAAATCAGAAACGTTTAACACTAGTGCTTGATCATATTCATGTGAGCAACTTACACATTTGATATGTTGTGGTTTAATATTTGAACTATCTCTTAGTCTTAATACATGTTGACGAATTTTTTCATAAGTAGCCCTGTCACATCCTGATAGGAACTCACTAATAAATTCTCTATTAGTTACCACTTCAGTTGGGATTGTTATAGATTCGATTACTGAACCGATTAATTCCATATTCATCTGGGTCAATTTTTTCATAATTTCACCGGATACTTTGCTTCTTTCAGTATCATCTGTCATTCCTTCTAATCCGTTTATTTCACGTTGTATAAGAAATTGCCCCATATTGCCTTCATTGACCTGAGTGTAATTTAATGGTTTAAATTTAAGCGTTAATTCCCCCATGTGAAACACTTCATTATAGTCGCTGGCTTTAATACTACCTAGTAAAAATCCCAAGTTGATATTATACTTACTTTCTTCTTCACATTTAGGACAAGTGCTACTGATTTCCAAATCATTACCGCTAGTAGCAGCACGAATAGCAACCAAAATAGCATCCATATCTACACTGGGAACTGCCCACGGGTCTTTTATTCCCGGGACACAACTTTTGATAATTTCAGGTACTGCGTTACCGTTAAACAATGCATCGGGGGTTTTACTAGTAATCTCATCACTTGCAGTCATAGGATATACCGCAAGTTCTCCGTTTTCCGGCATTTCTAATGCTCCTTCAGGGTAAAATTTACCTCTACTAGGTAATGTTAGATAAAGTGCAGGTCTACGAAAGTATTGTCTTAGTGGGTTTGTCATTGATATTTCTCCAAAAATGTATTTTTACAAACAATAAATACATATATAACTATTTATTAGTTAAAAACACGGGTAAAATTAATATGCCAATAGAAAATGACAATCTATCTAGATCAATTCTTGAACAACTTCAATTGTTGGCTGAAGGTCTGGGTTCCAGAAATGATAGCACTAGAGAAGCAATTGCAGAAGCAGAAGTCCTAACTGAGGAAGAAAAATTTCTCCGCCGACGTGAACAAAAAGAACGTGAACAAGCTGCGCAGGCTTTAAAGGATGCCCGTGACGACGAAGCAAAGGCTATATGGAATTCATTAAGTGATAAAGACAAGCAAATAGAACGTCAAAAAGAACTAGATGCTGAAGCCAACCAATTAACTCAACGACAAATTCAAAAAGACAATGCATATGATGCCGAACTTAACAAAATTAATGAGGCTCAAAAAGAAACTTTTGAGCGGCGCGCCAAGTATGAACTTGAAAGTTTAGGATTAGTAAAAGATAGTCAGGGTAAATTACATCAATTAGCTAATGAACGTGAATCAATTGAAAAAAAATTAATAGAAGATTTGCAAAAGGGTCTTGCTGAAAGTCCTGATCTACAAAAAAAATATGGGACAGATGCAAAAAATGCTAAACTTGCAATGGACCAAGAAAAATTATATAAGCAACAGTTAGCTTCAATGGGTCGTTATGTTGATAGTAATAATAAAATAATAGACACGACTATCAAATTAAACAAAGAACAAGAAGCCTCATTAAGAAAAATAAAAGCAGAAAATGAAGCCAGAGAAAAAGCTGAAAAAGCTTTGGAAGAATTCAAAGATATGTTTGGTAAAAAAGGAGCCATAGCCGCCGGTAGCTTTGTTTTAACGGCTGCGTTTGACTTTTTAAAAGCCGGAATAGTAGGAACTTATAAAGGTCTAATAGCATATGAAGATGCGTTATTAGATGGAGTAAGAGGTCAAAGCGTGGCAGCTGCCATGGTTTCTGCACAAGCAGAGGCATATGCATCATCATTAGAAAAAACAGGTGGTGGTATGGTTGATTTTGGTGCCACTATGATGGCAGTAGGTGTTCAAGTAACACTAGCAACTGGCCCAATTGGATTGTTGGCAGTAGCAATAGGTGGGTTGTTGGCTATTCTTGGATATGCTTCTCAAGCTGAAGCGGAAATTATAAGACGAGATGCTAAACTAAACAAAGACCGTGCTGCACTTGAAGATGAAGCATTTAAAAATTTCTTGCAATTAGGTGAAGCATCAGTTACCGGGGCAAGAGGTGTTACCGGTTTAATAGATGATCTTAAATCGGTAGGGTTGACTATTAAAGAGTTTGAAAAACTTAATAAAATATTATCAAGCAACACCCGAGAAATAGCAATGTTTGGCTCTACTACGATGGCCGGCGCTAAGAGTTTTATTGAAGTTACAGGTGGCTTAATAAACAGCAAAATGAGTAGAACATTTGAGAAGATGGGGATTAGCCAAAATGCTCAAATGGAACATGCTCAAAAATACATGGCAATGCAGGCTAGATTTGGATTACTTGAAGGTAAATCAAAACAAGATTTAATTAAAGGTACTCAAAATTATATTAGTGAGTTAGACAAAACAGCAGCATTGACCGGAGCCTCACGAAAAGAACAAGAAAATGCCCGTGACCTTGCAATGGCTCAATCTGAATTACGTGCAGCTATATTTGATGAACAAGAAAAAGCAAAGGGAGGAGATAAAGAAGCTGAGTTAAGAGTATTATCATTACAACGCCAGATGGATCTAGTGTCTAAGTTAGAACTTATTGGTCAAAAAGAATTAGCAACCGGTACAGCTAAAGCGGCGGCTAATAACGGACAAATAGTTGATTCTTCTTCTGCTAAGGCTATAAGAATGATCGGTGGAACGATAGAACAATATAGAAAGGGAGAAGGTACTGCTCAGACTAGATTGGGGACATTGAGTAACGAATTAAGAGCTGGTTTTAAAGAATTAGCACCACTAGCAAGAATAAAATCAGATGCTATTAGTGGACTTGCAGACCTTGACATTCCAAAATTATTAGATGGTATTAATACCTTTGATAATGCAAACAAACTTAGGCTAGAATGGGAAAAAGATCCTAAAAATAAAGGTAAACCATTTGATGAGAAGGCAATGGATCAAATGCTATCACGAGTTGCTAAAGATCCAAGAACCACCAGTGATGTAGAAACAGGGAGAAAGACACAGGATGAAGCAATAGCTAAACAAACTCAATTATTAAATGGTCAATTAGGCGCAGCTAATCAGATGAAAGAAGCCGGCGGTATGTTTGGTAAAGCTGCATCTTCAATGTTGACAGCCGCTAAACAAATGTATAATGCTGCATTTAAAGGTACTAGAGGTGAGGCTGAAAACATAGGAATAAACATAGACAAAAAACAAGAACAAATAGATAGTGCTAACGCAAGAAAAGCAGCAGTTGAAGAAAAAATAAAAAAAGGAGAAAACACTTCTGCAAATCGTGAAGAATTGGCATTGTGGGGTGATCGTGTAAAAACATTAGAAAAAGAAAAAGCATTATTAGTAAAACAAAAAGAGTTGACAGAAGATAAAGCTGCACTCGAAGATAAGATGGGAAGATCAACCGAGGACTTTAAAGAAAAGTTTGAGGCTCAACGTGTCCAGCAAAATCAACTTTTCTTGGCAAAACAAGTTGCTTTGGGTGAAGAAGCCAAACAAATAGAAAAGAAAAGAGCAAACGGTACCGATGTATCTAAAGAATTAGCAGCACTTCAAGAAAAACAAACCAAACTTACTAAAGACAGAATTGAAGCTGAAAGGGCATTAGTAGATAAACAAACGGCTGAAAAAGAAGCAGTACTTAAAAAAGAAAATGCAGATTATGCAAAAGTAGAGGAACAATTAAAATTAGCTAAATCTAACAAATTAAAAATAGCCACACAATCGGGATCAAGCACTCAAGAAGGTACAATGAATGCATATGTAGGTAGAGGAAAAAACCCAGTAAAAACTATAAATGCAAATGACGCAATTGACGACTCCGCAGAGGAAGCACCTGCAGCAGCACCGGTTACAACAACTGCCAAACCACCTGTTGCAGCACCTGTTGCAGCACCTGTTGCAGCACCGGTTACAACAACTGCACAAGCCCAGGCATTGCGGACAAACCAGACAGTACCTGTTACAGCACCGCTTTATGATAATTCTCCCCAAGGACGTTCTGCTGCTGCAAATAGGGAGAGAATCTGGGCAAAAGCAACCCCCACTGAGGCAACACCTGCAGCAGATATACCACCTAAGAAAGAAAAGGGAGGCCTTGTTCCGGGTACTGAAAAAGGTACGACAGTTACAGTAGGTGAAAAAGGCAAGCCAGAAGCAATTATGCCATTGGATGTACTTAGTGGCATGATAGGTGGTACTGGTGCCAAGGGTGATAATGATCAACGGTATGCTCAGATATTGAAACTTAATTCTAACTTTTCTGGATCAATTGATGTATCAGCTAAGACGGTTGAATTAGGAAAAATAAACAACGATTTATCTAAAGACAATAATAAATTATTAGAGAAACAAACTAAAACATCAGACAAACTAATTATTAGTATGAATAAGGTAACAGATATGTTACCTAACGTACTGTCTCAAATACTTTCGGCAATTGCACCGGCGCCCGGCGGCGATGGATCAACAACTGCGCCGGCCGGCGCACCGGCCACTGCTGCGGGCAGTGGAGCATCAGGTTCAGCCCCTGTACCACAAGCATCTACTTCGGGAGGGATGATTAAAGCAGGTACGGATATGCTTAAGAAGATAGGACTGATTTTTAGCCCGGGCCGTGACCTTCAGAAAAATAACGGAGATATTGATCCTAAACTTATTGATATAGCAAAAAAGGTTCAGGAAACTATTCCAGGGTTTTCACAATTCACTGGATTTAATGATGTTTATCATACTGAAAATACTCCAAAATCGCAGCATACTAAAGGAAAAGCATTTGACTTTTCTCTAAATAAAACCCCTTCAAAAGAAGAAGGTGAGAAAATAAAATCACAACTAAAAGCATTGGGACTAGATTTAGTTAAAGATGAATACAATGATACTTCGGGCGCATTCCGAACAGGTGGACATTTTCATGGTCAACTAAATGCATTTGACGGCGGCGTATTTGAGCCAAGACCGGGCGGGGTACATGTAAATCTAGCTGAAGCTGGCTTAAGAGAAGCAGCAGTTCCATTGAACCCAGGTGAAAAGATTAGAGTAGAAAAATCAGAACAAGAAACTAACCCTCCAAAGAAAGAACCATTGTCTACTGTAATGGCAAATGATAACATATCAAGTTCCAAAGTAGACCAGTCTGCTGAAATATTAGCAGGAATACACGATCTCATGGAAGATAAATTTGATTCGATGATATCTGCTATTAGAGATGGTAACAATATCTCCGACAAAATATTAAAGTATTCTCAGGTTTAACACTAAATACTAGATAATATTATGACCTATAAAAAACGTTTTACAAATAAAAGTGGTATCTCTAGTCCAATTGGCGGCGGAAATAGCAATACCGGTGCATGGAACGGCAGTCCTGGACAAAACGCTTCATCAACTGGTGGCTGGAATAACCATGAGATGGGTTATAAAAACTATATGTCTAGACTTCCAGAAGTCTATACTGGTCACCCAAATCGTATTGAACGATATAATCAATATGAAATGATGGACGTTGATGCTGAAATTAACGCATGTTTAGATATCATTAGCGAATTCAGCACACAGAAAAACGAACATAACGATACCCCATTTAACTTAGCATTTACTGAGGATCCAACCCCTCATGAGGTAGAATTGCTTAAGACACAATTACAACAATGGTGTAAACTAAACGAATTTGGAACAAGAACATTTAAAATTTTCCGTAATACTATCAAGTATGGAGATCAAGTTTTTGTTCGTGATCCAGAAAACTTTAAACTATACTGGATTGATAATACTAAAGTTATTAAAGTTATTGTTAACGAAAGTGAAGGCAAGAAGCCAGAACAATATGTCATCAAAGACATTAACATTAACTTACAGAATCTTACCGTAGCACAAAAAACTAATTCAGACTTTGCTGCTAATCCAGCAACTGGGTTAGGTGGTACAGGCGGCGGCTCTGGTGGCGGAGGCGGCGGTGGATATACTGTTCCAAGTATGCCCTACAACACTACTGGTAGTCGTTTTACATTAGGACAAAGTGAATCAGCAATTGATGCTAAACACATTGTTCACTTGAGTTTAACTGAAGGACTAGATCGTTTTTGGCCTTTTGGACAAAGTATCTTAGAAAACATTTTCAAAGTTTACAAGCAGAAAGAATTATTAGAAGATGCGGTTCTTATCTATCGTGTACAACGTGCTCCAGAACGTAGAATGTTTAAGATTGACGTTGGTAACATGCCAAGTCACTTAGCTATGGCTTTCGTTGAACGTATTAAGAATGAGATTCACCAAAGACGTATTCCATCAGTTCATGGTGGTTCCGCAATCGTTGACGCTACATACAATCCATTGAGTATGAACGAAGATTACTTCTTCCCAGTCACTGCTGATGGGCGCGGAAGTAGTGTTGAAGTATTGCCCGGCGGACAAAATCTTGGTGAAATTGATGACTTGAAGTACTTTAACAATAGATTAGCACGTGGTTTACGTGTCCCAAGTTCATATTTACCCACTGGTCCTGATGATAATACCACTCCATTAAGTGATGGCCGTGTTGGTACAGCAATGATACAAGAGTTTCGTTTCAATCAATATTGCGAACGTTTACAGAAGTATTTGAGTCATAAGCTAGATGAAGAATTCAAGTTATTCTTGCGTTGGAGAGGGTTTAACATTGATAGTGGATTGTTTACACTAGAGTTTAATCCTCCACAAAACTTTGCTGCTTATCGTCAAAGTGAATTAGATACAGCTAGAGTTGCTACATTTCAAGCAATGGAAGCGTTTCCTTATATGAGTAAACGTTTTGCTTTGGAAAGATTCTTGGGATTAAGTGAAGAAGAAATCAATAAGAATGAGAAGATGTGGCGTGAAGAAAACGGCAAAGACACTGATGTTGAACCATCAAGTAGTGATTTACGTAATATTGGCGTTAGCGCCGGCGACATAGATGCTGACATGGAAACTGCTGATAGTATTGAAAATCAACCAGAAGAAGGCGAAGCAGGTGGTCCAGAAGTAGCAGGTCCAGTTACTGATGCTGGAAACACTCCGGGTGGAATGCCAGCACCGACCGGTAATGCAATGTAAGATAAATACATATCTATGAAACTCTTTGAAATGTTTAATCCCGCCGTAGAAGGCTACCAAGATACCGAAGCGGACAACAGCAAACCAAAGTGGAAAGAAAGTCGTAAGACAAAACTAACATTAAGACAGATACGCAAACTTAGAAAAATGTTAGATGTTCGTAATTTTGAAAAAGCAAAGTATATCAAAAAAGTACACGAACAATATGGTGTTAAGCCCGAAGCAGGCGCACCAACCGTATAACTCTCCTAAAAACGTAAAAAAACAGTACTTATAACACTGTTTGTTAAGATATGGTGTAAATATAATACAAAGCCATTACTTAGGAGAAACAAACAATGGACCACAAAAAATTTGAACAACTTATTGATTTGATTATCAACGAGAACGAAGAACAAGCCCGTGCATTATTTCACGATATCGTAGTTGAAAAAAGCCGCGAAATCTATGAAGATATAATGTCCGATGAAATGGATGAAGGCATGAACCCAGGCGGTCAAGTAGGCGAGATGATGGCTGAAATCAGTGCTGAAGAAGAAGGCATGACCGAAGAGGAAGAAGATGAAATTGACTTTGATGACGACGGTGATGACGATATCGTTGATATCGAAGCCGACGATGACATGGACGATGAAGGTGTTGAAGATCGTCTAGTAAGCATTGAAGATAAATTAGACCAATTGATGGCTGAATTTGAAGAAATCATGGGTAATGGCGACTCAGAAATGGGTGACGATGAGTCTGACGCTGAATTTGATGACCATGCTGAAGAAGATGGTGAAGATTTAACACATGACATGGAACAAGATCATGACGAAGAAGCTATGATGGAAGCAATTACTTTGAAGAAAGTATCTGTTACTCATGGTGACAACGGTCAGAACACAAAAAGCACAAGTTTAAACAACAGTGGACAAGCTGGAATGGACAGTCGTCCAGTAAAGTTCAGTGGCGCTAGTGAGACAGTTCCTACAAGTCCTAAAGGACCTAGCAACTTCTACTCAAAAGGTGAAACAAGTGTAAAGAACGCTAACAACTGGAAGAATGCTCCGGCACAAAACAATGCTGACTTAGAAAAGGCTCCGGCTCCTAAAAAGGCTGATGATGGATCTAATGCTAAGAGCCCTGTTGCTGAATCACGCAAGACAGTAAAGCGTAGAATATAAGGAATCTGAGAGAATGGCTTTGTATCTCAAGGAGCACTTGACGTTTGACCGCGCAAGCATGGTGGTTGAAAGTGTAAGTGAAGGTGATAAGAAGAACCTTTATATGAAAGGTATCTTCATTCAGGGCGGGGTAAAAAACGCTAACGAGCGTATTTACCCTGTTTCCGAAATCGAATCCGCTGTACAAACATTAAACGAACAGATTACAGAAGGTCATTCTGTATTAGGTGAAGTAGATCACCCAGATGATTTAAAGATCAACCTAGACCGTGTATCACATATGATTACAAGCATGTGGATGGACGGTGCTAACGGGTTCGGAAAGTTAAAGATATTACCAACTCCAATGGGGCAACTAGTTGCTACTATGTTGGAGAGTGGTGTCAAACTCGGCGTTTCAAGTCGTGGCAGCGGTAACGTTGACGATATGAACGGCAAAGTAAGTGACTTTGAAATAGTCACTGTGGATATTGTTGCACAACCAAGCGCACCTAATGCGTATCCTAAAGCAATCTATGAAGGCATGATGAATTTACGTCATGGTCATAGAATGTTGGATATTGCAAAAGACGCACAGGGCAACAAGAAAGTAGAGAAATACTTGAAAAGCGAAGTCCTTCGTCTAATCAATGATCTCAAAATTAAATAAAGGGGAAACAGCATGTTTGATGCTATCAAGCCATTACTTGAAAGTGGACTTATTAACGAAGATGTAGGCCAGGCTCTTAACGAAGCATGGGAATCTAAGTTACAAGAGGCACGTGAGCAAGTACGTGTTGAATTACGTGAAGAATTCGCACAACGTTATGAACATGACAGAATCGTAATGGTAGAAGCCCTAGATAAAATGGTTACAGAAAGTCTATCAGAAGAAATTCAAGAATTTCAAACTGAAAGACAAGCAATGAACGAAGACCGCGTACAAGCTAAACAACAATTGCGTGAAAGCGCAGTTAAATTCAATAATTT